GTCCTTCCCAAAAAACCGCATGTGCATAACTCATTGCAATTGCGAAAGTCAATTCATGCGCAGGAATAGTTGAACTGCTAGTCATCGTAGCCAACATTTTGCCTTTTGTTTCCTTACACATATGAGCATTATACACCATAGGCCCTTCTGTGGATATATTGAATGAAAGAAAAGGAGCTGATTCCTCTTCTCCAACACAATCTTCAACAATCAATGGCTGGTCGCCTGTATATCCAGATTTGGCTGCATGAGTGTGCACCATCCCCAATTTGGCAAGGTACTGGGTAATCTTCTCAAGAGTCACGTGTTCACGCAAATGAGGGTGAAGAGATAACAAATAGTCATCATTCAAATCACATATTTTACTTGCATCCTTTAGAAGGCTCCATTTCTGAAAAGGAGTACCTTTCAACAAACCGTAGACTGCCATATTGATATGAATAATACCATGGAAAGTCTGGAGAAGTGCCGTAAGGTAAGTTCCAGTCATGAGACCACACGTGAACGTCAAAAGACGTGAACCACATGCTAAAGGTTGAACAGTTGCAGAATATAGGAGTTGCCAACGAACTGCGGCGTCTCTATGATATTCTTCCTCTGAAAAGGTTCGTGTTCCATAGAATTCACACTCGACAACTAATTCCTGTTTGCGTGCCAACTTATAATTGGATTGGTAAACCTTCTCCAACTCCGTCCATAAGACGAATAAGAATGGGACTGAACAGTAGCTCTCTTGTGAACTCCAATCTCCCGCAATAATCCGGAGCTGTTTCCTCAGACCATCGAGATCCGGGTATTCCAGTCCGGCACCGAATTCTTCCATGAATTTTTGATCCACTGAATAGCGGGTATCAGTTAAGTGTGCAACAAGTTCAACGATTTCAGTAGATGAATTCACCAAACCAATAGCTGAACCATTATAAACGCGACCTTGCTTCACATTGGCCATAAGTGACCCGAAATAAACTCTACTTAGTAGAAGATGGAGGAAATCCGGGGTAGTTAAACCTCGAGATCGATTTTCCAGGATCTTCTTTTTCTTCG